CAAAGTTGTCATAACCAACACGTACAGCACCTAGCTTTATAGTTCTTGGTTCCCACTTACCATCTATCCACATCTGTCTCTTCTGTCTGTCAACTGGTCCATTACCGTTTAGGTCTCCACGCATCCATGCCTGTGTTGCCATAAAGACTACGCCAGAGCCTATCGCCAATCTACCTGTTTGTAAAGCTTTAGCATTAGCAAGTTCTGTAGCATTAGTAATACCATACTTTCCTACCATATCTAAGTTAGCATTAGTAGCTAGTGCAATATCATTAAACTCTTTAACTAAGAAGTTAAAACCGGGTGTATATTTACCTGTCAATGCAAGTCCATTTACACCAGTTCTAGCAAACAAAAAGAATGGTTTAGCTAGTGGTGTAGATGTAAATACATCGTTTAGACCTTTTGCAAAGCCTGTAAGCTCCTGTGTAAGAGTAACCTCTTTACGTGCAAACGCAGTAGCTTCATCTGTTAAGTTACCGTTAGAATCAAATACTTGTGAATAGAAGTCATCTTCGTATGCCTTCATTAGCTTCTTAGTAATCTTAGGTGTCTGTATGCCATTACCTTGTAGCTCCATAACTCTACGCATAGACTTCTCACGCATTTTAGCACGACCTAGTATGTATGCAAAAGCATCATCAGTTGCCGCCATAATCTTTGTAGAGTATGTCAAAAAGTTAGAGTCGTTCATGTTACGAGCTATGTTAGCTACACGAAATGCAGCTACATCACCAGCATTGGCTCTACCACTATCTTCTGCCCATCTACGTATTAGCTCCCAGTTTTGATCACCACGACTAAACTCAGAGAATCTAGTTTTTATAGTAGCTAAATCACCTTTCCAATAAGAATTAAGTTTAGTTCTAAATATTGTAAAGGATTCTGGTATAGCTTCTACCATGCCATTAATAGCAGCTAGACTTGCTCGTACTGTAGATGCGTCACCATCGAATGGATAACGTATTGCAGCACCTAGAGCTGTAGATAAAGGACGTAAGAATGTTGCACTGGCTGTACCAGTAATAGCTCGAAGTGGAGTTTTAGGTCCAGATAATACACTATTAGTCATTACACCTTCTAGTTCTCGTATAAGAGCACCAGTACGGTCAATGTCATTTGCACTTAGCTTACCACCTTTAATAACTCTTCTAGCCCAGTTGTCAAAGTCCTCAAGAGTGTTTACATCATCCATCATAGAAAAAGCTTCTATCATAGCGTTCATTAAGTCTTCGTCTTGATTATCTTTTGTAATTTTAAGTATCGACATAATCGACTCTTTAGAGTCAGCTACGGATTTTTGTACAGCATCTTCTATAGCTACTGTTCTTTGTTTACCAGCTTTTAAGTTTCTAAAAGAATCAGATTTTATAAATCTAGCTTTCTTAGTTTCGTATAAAGCTGTTAGCATAGTGTCAACTATCTGTTTAGCTGGTCCATCTATATCATTAATATCTACTAGATCAGCTATTTCACGAGCAGCTATACCTGTATCTCTTAGTTGTTTCATCAACGAACCTAGAACAAGGTCAGCTACAACTACATTTTTAGATGTCCAGATAGCTTCTCCATCAACTATGTCAGGTTGTGCTTCAAGTAATTCTTTTAGATATTCACCAGAAGACATATCAGCAGCATTTCTACCCTGTGTAATTCGTTGGTGAGCGTCAATAGAATCTCTATATGTATTAACTAAAGTCTGTCTGCTACCTTTGGCAGCTTCTAGCTCTTTAGCAAACTTGTCACTACTCATAAGTCCACGCATAATACGTTCAACTGTAGCCTCGTCTGTTGCCCCTTCTTGTGCTATACGCTCACGCTCAAGTGGTCTGGTTACAGAACCTGTAGCTCCTTCTTCCTGACCCCACTTTTTACGAGTTTGTTCTAACTGTTCACGAGCTACCTGTGGATCTACTTCTGATGTATGTGCTCCTTGGTGTGCATCAGATATAGGTGCGTTTTTGTCAGCTCTAAATTCAGCTTCTCCTTTACGCAACTGTGCTACACCAGCTTCTACAGTTTGATCTTTAATACTTTTGTTACGTTTGATAATCTGTTCTATTACAGGTTGACTACCTTTCTTAAGAGTGTAGGCTAATCCGTCAAAGAATAAACCAAAACCCATACCCTCTACGATGTTTTTTATCTTCATCATAACAGGAGAGTCGGTATCCTTTGTAGATATAGGGGTATCAGCCCAGCCATATCTGTCACGTAGTGCACCTAATGCGTTTTGCTCGTCTGACTCTTTAGATACAAGGTCAGACACAGCACCAACAGCTGCACCTCTAGCTAGTGTACTACTTGTTATAGCAGTTAAACCAGCTGGTATAGATACAATTCCTGTAGCTGCAACACCTTTAGCTGCTGCGATTGTACCAACTGCTAGAGATCCAAAATGTACTAGACCTCTAAGTTGTTTACCCCACCAAGTTTTAGTTTCGATAGGGTTATCATATGCGTCAAAAGGTGTCCATTCTGGTTTATATGTACCAGTCTCTTCCCTCTCTCGTTGCATTTCTCCTGACAACGCATCTGCTGTACGCTCAGGAAAGGTGGCAATAGAGGATGCAGTATCTTGTAAACCACCTGATAGGATGGACTGACCCTCTTTTATAAAAGCTTTAGCTCCCCAAGTTTCCGCATTTCTGGGATCTTCTTGTTGAGCTAAAGCTTGCTCTTCATTTACTGAAGTTTCTTCTATAGCTGCTGCTCGTGCATCTTCTCTTTCTTTGACTTCTTTTAAATAGTCTCCAACACGTTCAGCAGCTAAATCGACGTTTTCGTCGGTTAGTCCGTAGGAATCAGTCATCTGCCTCTTAGTTCTCGTTTACTTAATTTTGATCTTCTTAATTTTTCTGCTTTGTCTCTTGCTTTATCTTCTGCAAGAAGTTTGTCAAGGTTTTGCTGATATCTTTCTAGGTCACTAAGAATTAATTTAGCAACTTCAGCATCTAAGTTTTTAAACTGAGCAAAATAGTTTTCACTTAAGTTAGGAAATACTTGTTTAATAAGCTCGTTTTCTTCGTTTGTAAAATTAACTAACTTTCTAAAGTTTTTAGTTTCTTCAGTTACAGCCCCACTAATAGAGTTTGTACGATTAGTATTTAAAGCCATAAGATCTAAAACAGCCATACTAGCTGCATTTTCATCAAAAGGTTTACTGTAATCTATTCTACCATTTTCATCTAAGTATAGTATCTGTTCGCTACTAAGTTTATAACGACCAAAATCTGTAGATCCACTTTTTGCAAGGTTAACAAGTTGCCGTCCATTAAGTCCAGTTAAACCTGTTCTATCAGAAGACCCGCCAGCTCTAACAAAAGAGTAGCCATCATCTTCGGCTTGACTTGTACCACCACTTCTATTAATAGCATGTTGAGTTAAAAACTCTTTCATCTTTGCCTGATCGCCCTGAGAAAATATACGGTTAACTTTTTGAGCAGTAGTTTTGTTTTCTACATCATTAACTGCGTGGTAATCTTTTAAAATTTTAGAATTAAAGTTCATTAACTTTTTACCTTTCTGGTCATAGATACCAAGTTCTTTACCTCGAACTTCAGCAGCTTCATAGCCACTTAGTACTTTAACCTGACCATCTTCTACAACTCTAAAACGTAAGTTTTTATAAAACATTCCTAATTCTTTATTTCTTTCTCCACCAGTATTAAGATAATCAAATAATCTATTTACATCTTCTCCGCCAAGTGCGGTCTTACTGTATAATAAATCTGGGTTTTTATTAACTTGATCTCTAACTTTTAGTAAGTTACCAGCAGCATCATCTAGTCTTACTATAGCTGGAGCTTTTATAATTTGGTCAAGCCGCTTTTCCATATTGTCAAAAATTTGCTGACGACGTTGTTCAAATGTATACTGACCTGAGCCTATAGCCATTTCTAAAGTTTCAAGAGCTTTACCGTTTTCACCATACAACTGTCTTTTAAATTCAGCCTGTAATCTTTCAACAGCAAGAGTATCAGTAAGTCCGAGATCAATTTTAGCATCTAAAGTTTTCTGTTCTCTATAAAATAAATCTACTTTTTCTAAAGCGTCATTAATTTCAGATGCAAAGTTACCAACAGTTAAAACTTTTTTATCTCTAACACCACCAGTATGTGTCTTATTATGCATACTTTCTAGGTCTTTAGGAATCGGAGTTTCACCTTCTATATACCAGTCAGCCCCTACAAACTCTTCATACAAACTTCGTATTTGTGAGGTTTCTAATGTACCATCAAAACTAGATTGCTTTAAAGGTTCTATTTCTTTTTTGTCAAATTCTCTAGCTGCAATAGTACTTGTGTTTATGGCTTCTTGATGTAGGTTTGACTTTTTGTCATTTATAATTT